TGTCGAAAGACAAGAGTAACAAACAACAATCAACAATCAAGAAAGAAGAGGTAGTAATATGCATATGTTAAAATATGAAATCGCGGAAAGAATAAGCAAGATAATTGAATTAAAAGATATGACAATAGTACGTTATAAAAATCAATTAAATAAGTATATATTTAGAATATATTTTAATAATGGTGGTACATGTGTAGCTGGTACATATTCTAACTTATTAGATATAATATCAATATATAGATTATTCAACTAAATAGTCGAAACGGCAGACAACTGCCGTCCACACAAGATAGCAACTTGTGTGCTGACGATGACAAGCGGTATAGTTGATAAAGGTTGCGCTATAAGTCAAGCAGAATAAGCTAATTAAGAAAAAAAAATCATAAAAAAAAAAAAAAGGAGATTAAAAAATTATGGCAAAGACAACAAACTACAAAGTAGAAATCAAGGAAGACACATTAAACGGCACTTTAAATAGTGAATTATTTAAGGTAATGTGCGCAAGAGGTGATGTAAACAGTATTAGTGCATCAGAGTTAGTCGGTGAACACATAACAATTACTGGAACAGCAGAAGCAGTTATAACAATCGGAGAGGATGTTATCGAAACATCTTATTTCGATACAGTGGAAAAGGGTGTTATTCACTGCGGCACTGGAACTATGTTTGATGAAAGCGTGGGTGATTACACAGACTACACTAACAAGTTTATTGTGCGTGAGGTCAAGTGCAAAAAAGGCAAGGGTTACAAGGCAGTACCCAGTACCTCAGTTAGCACAGGAAACAAGTTACGAAAATTAAAGTAACAAACTATATTAATATCTGAATAGTGTTAATAATCATAATTTTCAGCAAAGGACTTGTATTTGCAAGTCCTTTTTTAAAAAAAGTGAACTGAGTTCAAAAAAAGAGGTATAATATGATAACAAACAAAAAAATCATTAAAGACTTGATAAAACGATTGTATAAGAAAAGTGGCAGTAATTATGCATTAGATTTTAGAAATAATTGTGTAAGATATAAAATGCAAGCTTTATATATAACTGATTTAGGTATGTTTAATAAGGAATATTTAGAAGAATATTCTTATTTTAATATAATAGAAGTTGGATACGAAAAGATATTAAATAAAGATACGTCTAAAATGGCAGTATTAGACGTTGAGTGTATAAGACTAATAAATGATGACAAATATTTATCTTTATATAATTTAGATACTGGCTGTTATACAGAGTTAAAAATGGAATATATAAATAAACTAACGGCGAATAATATATATGATACTGATTTTTTTATCTTTAAACAGACATATAATTCACACGACTTAGTTTATATCTATGGAATAGATAACAAACTATTAGCAATAATAAGTCCTTATATAAGAAAGTAGGTGTTAGACTATATGACACGTGAACAGGAACATGAAAAACTATACAAAGAATTATCTACACAAGTCCGTAGAACAAATGCAATGTTACAAAGACTACGTGGGCATTTTGGAGATGAGCCGGGTTGGGCAGCTACAAGGTTATTAAATAAATTAGATATTGATGTTCTAAATGCCGTAACTGAAAAAGGTTATATAAAATATAATAAAAACCTTTCTAATCGACAAATGAAAGCTATATTAAAAGCTACAGACAGCTTTCTTAAATCTAAAACTTCTACTGTTAAAGGTGTGCAAGAGAATATGGCTAAAATTAAAGCTGGTATTGGTGAAACCTTTGACCTAACAAGTAAAGAAGCTGGCATGTTATATGAATTCTTTTCAAGTGATGATTATAGACTAACAAATGAGGTCAAGTATGAATTAGCAAAAATAGCAGTTGAAGTTCACGAAAAGAATGGAAGTTTTGAAGACTTTGTTGAAATAGCAGAAAGTTACATTGATTTAGGTAATGATGAGGATATGAAAGCACTATTACGTCATGTTTTCGATATTTTTGAGGATAGAACAGCACTACGAAAATTCGGAGAAATGGAGCTGTAATAAAAAAAAGAGGTGTATTAAATGTTATATTGGACTAACTATACTGGTCATGAACCAGACATAAAAGGAAAGCGCAAAAAAGTAGATAACACAATATATACATTTGATATAGAAACTACCTCATTTTTATACTTAAACAATAAAATATATAATAGCTTAGATTATCTTAATATGTCTAAGAAAGAACAAAAAGAAGCAGAAAAGCACTCTTGTATGTACATATGGATGTTTGGGATAAATGATACAGTGTACTTCGGGCGCACTTGGGATGAATTAAAACAATTTATAATACGTATAGAAGAAAACTGCGATGAACACAAAATAATCTTTGTACACAATTTATCATACGAATTCCAGTTTATCAAGAGTGTATTTAGATTTAGTGAAGTAATGGCACGTAAAAAACACAAAGTGATGAAAGCTGTTATGGAAGATTTTAACATAGAATTTAGGTGTAGCTACTTTATGAGTAATGCGGCACTTGCTGAACTTCCTAAATTATTTAAACTTCCAGTGCAAAAAAAGGTAGGTGACTTAGATTATACAAAATTAAGAAATAGTAAAACACCACTTACATTTAAGGAGCTTGGATACTGCGAATATGACTGTTTAGTGGTATACTACTACATAATACACGAACTAGAAGAATATACACAAGTAGATAAAATTCCACTAACAAGTACCGGACATGTAAGAAGAGAATTAAAAAATTTAACAATAAACAACTTTCAATATCGAAACAAAGTATTTAAAGCAATAAATACAGACCCGCACATATATAATATGTTGTGTGATGCGTTCGCTGGTGGCTACACTCATGCAAATTGGATTTATACTGATGAGGTACTGACAGAAGGTGTCGACAGCTGGGATTTTACAAGTTCTTATCCTTATGTTATGGTTAGTGAAAAATATCCTTCAACAGAATTCAAACCTTGCAAGCTTAAAAGACGTGAAGATATGTTAGATAGTTTTGCATATCTAATACGTGTAAAGTTTACTAATATATCATCTAAGTATTATAATAACTTTATTTCTAACAGTAAATGTCACAGAATAAAAGGTGCTAAGTACGACAACGGACGTATAATGAAAGCAGAAGAGATAGAAATAACATTGACAGACGTAGACTTTAAATTTATCTGCGATAGTCATAATTATGATAGCTACGAAATATTAGAAAGCTACTATTCTTTATACAACTATCTTCCTAAATTGTTTATTAACTTTATTCTCGATAAGTATGTAAACAAAACACAATTTAAAGGTGTAAAAGGCAAAGAATTAGAATATGCGAAAGAAAAGAATAAATTTAATGCATTATATGGCATGTCTGTAACAAACACTATTAGAGATATAGTAGAATACGACAACGACTATGACTGGTTAGAGGATAAGCCGCTTACAAATGAAGAGATACAAGAATTATTAAATGGTGAAAAGAAAAAATCATTCTTGAGTTTTGCATATGGAGTATGGGTAACAGCATACGCAAGAAACAATCTTTTAAGAAACGTATGCAAGCTTGATGAATATGTTGTCTATTGTGATACAGATAGTATAAAAGTATTAAATGGATACGATAAAAAAGTAATAGATGATTATAATATAGAAGTTATTAAGAAACTTAATAAAGTTTCTGTTAAATTGAGAATAGATATAAGTAAATATAAGCCAGCAGACAAAAAAGGTATTGAGCATCCGCTCGGTGTTTTCGATAGTGATGGACACTATGAAGAATTTATCACACAGGGAGCTAAAAAGTATGCTTATAGGTCATATGAAAATAAGTACGGCTTTAAGAAAGACTACAATTTTAAGAAAGAACACGAACTGCACATAACTGTGTCTGGTGTTCCTAAGTCGGGTGTTAAAAGCTTAAACAACAACATACACAATTTTAAAGATGACTTAGTATTCAAATATGAGGACACAAACAAACACATATTAATGTACTTAGATGAACAACATCATATAGAATTAACTGATTATTTAGGAAATACAGAAACAATAGATGATAAAAGCGGATGCTGCATATTACCAACCACATATATATTAAGTAAAGCATTAGAATATGCCGAGTTATGTGGTGATAGTTCTAAACGTGCAAGATTTATAGAATAGAGGTGATTATATGAGTAATAAAGATATTATGGAATTTTTTGATTGTCTTACAATATTAATTGTATTAGCAATATTAATATGGGCTTTTATATTATAAGAAAGGAGTAACAATGAAAGAAGACGGAATTCATTACAACTTAGATAAACTGGACAAAGAAGATTGTCTATTTAATCTAATCTACGGCGCAAAAAGTAAAGGCAAGTCCTATCAGCTCAAGCACAAAAAAGCAGTAGAATATTATCTTAAGACTGGCAAACGATTTATTTTACTACGGCGCTGGAAAGATGAGGTAACAACAAGTAAAGTAGAGGGTTACTTCTCAGACGTAGATATAGAAAAATTAACAGACGGCAGATATAATACAATAATTGCATGGCGCGGTGCTATATACTTTGGATTTTTTGATGTAGAAAACTTTAAGAAAGTAAAGGGAGAAAAGATAGGCTACTACATAGCATTATCTCAAGAACAAAATTATTCATCTGTAAGCTTTCTCGACGTAGACAACATAATTTTTGAAGAGTTTATGAGCCGCACATTATACATAGCAAAAGAACCTGACAAATTAATGATGTTTTACGATACAGTCGATAGAAAAAGAGGTACAACCCGATTGTGGTTACTAGGTAACACTGTAAGCCGTGTTTGTCCGTACCTTGGAAGTTGGAACTTGCGCTCTACTATGTTAAAACAAAATGCGGGAGATATAGACGTTATAGAGATTAAGAACTCTAACAACTCAATAAACTTTGGTATAGAGCTTACAAGCAAGCCGCAAGAAAAAAGTTACGCAATCGGCGACAGTGATAAAATGGTTGGTAGCGGCGACTGGTTAACAAATATTCAGCCACATTTGAATGAAAGTTTAAAACATTACCGCACTGTTTTACATATTGTTTTCGTGTATCAAGATTTTAAATTTTTAGCGCGGCTACTTGTTAACAATAACACTGGAACTCTAAACTGGTTTATATGTCCTAAATATTCGGATATAAAACCTAAAACATTAGTAGTTGGATTAATAAAAGAGGGTATGTATTACAATAAGAATATATACAATCTTAATAAAAGAATTAATCCTAAGTTGCGTGATTTAATAGATAAGACGTTTTGCGAAAGCAATATATTTTATGCTACTGACCTATGCGGCACAGATTTTAAGCAGTGTATAGACTTTATAATAAAAAAGTGAGGTGATGATATATGAATATTGGCGAATATAAATCTCTGATAACACTAGCAGATGATTTATGTGTACTATCTTATATTAAAGATAAGATTGATATTACGAAAGATTATGAACAACAGCGAATTGATATTGTGATGAAAGAATATGAAAAGAGGTATTGTAAATGAGAAATAGTAGAATAATATTAGCTAAAGGAATAAAAATGGATAGAGATTACAATAATGTTCTTAGATATACTGAAGATGAGATTGTGGCGCTATGTAGTGAAGATGTACACGTAACAGCAACTGGAAATAATTTTAGCTTTATTAGAAACAGAGGAACAATCGCAACACCATTCGGCTATGGAGCTTGTATACAGTCTAATTATGTATGTTTCCAAAATCCCGATTACAATAACAAGTGGTTTTTCGCTTGGATTGATGAGGTTACTTACAAGTCTGATAATTGTACTGAGATTGGTTATACAGTAGATGAATTTTCTACATGGTGGGATTACTGGACTAGAGCTACTTGCTTTGTAGAAAGAGAACATCCAGTGTCAGATAGTGTCGGAGAAAATACTAATCCAGAGCCTGTTGAATTAGGTGCAGACTACGTTTGCACAAACACTGGTATTTTTAAACTGGCTGATATGAATACTTTTAATATGCGTTGGGGTATGCTTGTTACTGGTTCCTCTGATAAAAACCAACAAACTTATAATGATGTTGTTAGTTACAATGGTGTATTAAGTGGTTTACATCCAGTTATGGGAATACCGATTACAGATACAGACAGTATAAAAGCGGAAATAAAACCTTACGTAGACAATGGTGTGGAAGATAGAATTGTTAGGATGTTCCAGTATCCAACATTGTTAGGAGATGCCACTGGAGCAAAAAAGCCGTGGTCTTCTCTTATGAGTTTACCAGCTAACAGTGATGTAGACGGCTATACCCCACAATTTAACAAGCTTCTTACATATCCATACAAGTTCTTAAGATTAAGTACAAGTGATGGTGATAGTGTAGACTTACATTTCGAGTTGTTTAATGACGGCGGTATTGTTCTACGTGGTACAGTATTTCCCACTAGTCAATTTAAAGCTTATCCCAAGAATTACGGCGGTGTGGAAGATGATTATTCCAATGCAGTATTTATAAATACGGATGTCGAAGTATCTTGGCTTGGTGATAGCTACAAGCAGTGGTTAGCTAATAGCAAGGTCAGTGAAGCTTTAGGTTTTGCCGTTAAAACAATCGGTGCTGGAGTGCAAGCGACAACAGGAGCGGCAGTCGGCAATCCTCTCGCTGTAGGTGGTGCCGCTTTAAATATAGGTGCAGCTGCTGGTCAAGTTGTCAATGACGTATCTGTTGCAAGAAATCAGAGTAGCAAGGTACATGGTCAGTCAACTGGAAATGGTATTGCAATAGCTGAGGGTTCGTGGGGATTTACTGTGCAAGTAATGTCGATACGAGCTGAATATGCAAAACGAATAGATGAATATTTTGATAAGTATGGATATGCTACTAACAGATTAAAGACACCGAACTTGGATAGTAGTTCTCACAACTTTGTAAAGATTAGCGGTGATAGTTGTATTGGATATGGGGATGTACCTGCTAATTCTATGTCTGTAATAAATAGTGCTTTTAGACGTGGGGTTACGTTGTGGTCTTCGCATAGTGGGTTAGGTAATTATTAAAAAAAGTGAACTCAGTTCAGAAACTTAACAACTCTGAACTGAGTTCACTTTTTTAATATACTTTTAATGCTTTATTCTGTGTATCGATATAATAATCTCCAACCTTTGTAACTGTTGGCTCTGTATTCTGTTGAATATTACCTTTTAATCTGTACTTAACAGAGGAACTCTGCGTGATAGATGTAAGACCATTATTAGCATTTATATTTCCTCTTATAAGAATATTCTTAGTATTATTAGGAATAATATATATCATATAAGAATTACTTCCATAATTAGGCATTTTATTATTATCAAAGAAATATTCTTCAAACAAATCACCAATACTAATTTGAGTATTATTAAAATTATTATCTTTACATTCTAATAATACAGATGTATTACCGCCGCCAATTAAAGAAGCACAATCAACATCACAACCCTCTACAAGTACACGTTTCATATTATTAACTACAAGGAAAACACCAGTTGCTGTAAATTTACTATCTCTAATAATAATAGTACTTAAAGCAGATGTTACATTAGCAACCCAATTAAGCAACCTAAGCGGCTGATAATTGCCAGAATTAAAAATACAATGTTCAATGTATAAGTTCATAGGTCTATCACCCGCTACAGAATTTTCACTCATAAATGTATATGTTTTTTCGTTAGTAAAGACACAATCATTAAAATATACATCACCTGTGCAGCGTGTGAAATATACAGTATAGTTATTAGATTTAAAATCACAATTAGTAAAATGTACATTATGACAATTTATTCGAGTTTTGGACTGTCCACCTAATCCGACACTGTTTAAGAACCTTAAAGCTGGTACATTAGTATTAGTATCTATTATGACATTAGATACATTTATATTAAAGATGTTATAAATAACAGTATCATCAAATCCATAAAAACGTAAACCAAAACAATGATTAGAAACTACATTTGTTATATTAACATTGTATATATCTTTATTACTAACACCAATACCCTCTACTGTATTAAATGCTATTAAGTCATCTTGCAATACTCCCGATACATTACTAATATTAATATCGTGACTACCACCATTTATGTGTATACCGTCATTGTAATAATATACAGTTGTAGTTGCACCGTCATTTACTGTATACGAACAATTGAATAAAATATTATTTATATCTATATCGTATGCATTATTAATCTGTATAACACTGCCATTTGTAGCTGAGCTTGCAAGTGTTTTATTATTAGATTTACAGATAATATTATCTATAATCACTCCATTTGTATTGTAAATGCTTATAAAACCATTAGGAGAATATATAGATACATCCTTAATAGTATCTTTAATAGATATAACTTGAGCTGCTTCATTGACCGGACTTGTATTTATATTAACCATGAATTCAATAATACTATCATTTCCATATAATGTATTAATTGTAAGATTATTCTTTACAATATAATGCTTATTAATACCAAGTACAATAGGATAACCACTTGCAACGGCTAAATTAAAAGCAGCTGTATCATCATTTGTGCCATTACCGACAGCTCCAAACCACTCAGGCATTACATAGCCAATTATTCCTTTAAAGAAAGCAGCTAATTCTCCAGAAGTTATCAACTCATCAATCTTTTTGTCTATTTCACCTGTTATATCAAGATTATCAAAGTAATCTTTAACATAGTTATACAGAGTTATAAAGTTCTGCTGAAGCTGTGTGATATTATCATTCTGCTTATTAGAATTATCAATCACTTTATTAAGATATTCTACAACCTTACAAAGTAACTGATAATTAGTAACCGCGTCAAAATCAGCTTCAATGAAAGGGAAATTCTGTAGTACACAAGCCTTAAAAGGTGTCAGATGTACCATATCCTTGTAATCATTATTAACATTTATATCTGCCATAATTAACCTCTCTTTCTAAACAAGACCATAGAATAAACAATCTAAGTCTTTATAAATCATAGTATAAATATTGTTATATTCCTCTTGGAACTTAAGATATACATCAAGTGTATTAGTAACAGTGCGGTTGACTGTTTCGCTTATGTCCTTTGTAGATGTACCACTTTCTACACCTGTGTTATCAATAGTGTTATTATTAGTTGTCGTCATATCAGTAGTGCCGCTGCTACTTGTTTTCGTGTACTCAGAAATATATGAATTATCCGCTATATCAGTTATTTGTGACTGCGGGGTATCTGAATAAGCGCTGTCGCCGCTGTTCTCTGAACTGCCATTTGATGTTGTACTGCCGCTAGCTGTGTTATGTTGTGTTGTCGAATTACTAGTAATGCCGCTGTCTTTATATTCTCTAGTCGTTGTATCTGCTTTAAAAATATCCCAGCCATTCAATTTACTGAATAAAATGTTGTATTTAGGCATTATTTCATTTAGCTTATTTTCCAGCATAATCTTGAAAAGGTTCACAGTTTCGTAGTTAATACGGCGCATAAGATAATGATTTATTATGTTATGTTCAAATACTTCTTTCGTTTCGATTGATAGTGGGTACTGGAAGTCGAATAGATAAGTTCGCCCAACTTGCCACATATCTTTTATCTTTACTGTATCAGAAGCTGACTTGCCGTAATTTACATAACTTTCTAATATGCTATATAAAGTTAGTGGTAAGTCGTTACCTTGACAGAGTATCGGATATATCATAGTCATCACCCCCTGTATTGTTATCTATTAGACTTAAGTCGGTATTTAGGTTGTCGTAAAAATGCCAGTCTACATCTATACCTAACTTTTCTTTGCACTGCTGTTTCCATATGTCACGAGGATATGCACTTGCATATCTGCCTATTATCGTTCCGCCTTGGCTGTAATTTACCTCATCTTTTATTAGTCTTTCTTTTTTCTGTATTGTTATGTCAGTTACACCGATGAACCTTAAGAATTCACTCCATATCTCTCTTTTATGTTCATTTACTTTATCGGATATGAATGGCGCTGGTGCTAATATTGCATTAAGACCATTTATTTCTATGTTGTCATAAGCTATTACTTCGTTTTCACACGCATCTATATTATTCATTAAGTTTTGCACTGTCATTTTATTTTCATTGGAAGTTGTAAAAATTCTTGGTGTTTTTTGCTGTCCTATGTTTATATCCATAGTTCGAATATCAAGTGCCATTCTTTCTGCGTACTGTTCTACATCGTAAATGATTGGGTATTCACCGGTTGTATCATAGAGTAGTACAAATTCATCACGATTTAGTATTTTACTGCGATATCCGTTTAAGCCATAGCACATAATAGTTGTAGGTCTACCATAGCAATCTAAAGTACCGACATTCTGAAATGGTAGTATCAAATGTCCTAATACATCATCTATAAAGCTTGCTACTACACCTTGCTTAAATAAACATCTATTTACATATTTCATATCTATATAATCATTTAAGTTCGGATACTGTATTCTATTCTGTGCTATAGAAAACATCTGACGGCGGCACATAGCTAGAGTTGTAAGGTTAGATAACTGAGTTGGTATTCGTTTTCTTGCCATTGTTTATATCACCTCTTTCATAATATTAAAGGGTATCTGATTAAGATACCCTTTATGTGAGATTAAATGCGACTTATTTTTTAAAGTACAGTCACTGATGATGTACCAGTCTTTGTTGTATCAAACACTGACGTTGCGGTAACTTCTAACTGTGGAGCATCACCCGATACCGGATAATCCTTTGCAACCTTAAGAAGACCATCAGCTGTGATAGATACTTTTCCATCCACATAACCCTTTGTTATAGACCAAGTAACTGCTTTATTAGCGAAGCCAGTTGTTTTAACATCCGCTGTAAGCTGTGCAGTAAGTCCAGCAGTTAAAGAAAATGCAGACGGAGCGACTGTGACACTTTTGACAGTAGGAGCTACTCCCGCTGTAAATACAACTGCGTTCTCGAATGGAGATGTACTCTTAATTCCCCATATATGAAGATAATGATTGTTCTTAAGAGTGGTAGGATTGTAAAACTCAGTCATCTTGCCGTTGGCTGATGCATCCATTCCATAATTATAATTCTGAAACCACTCGTCAGAAATGATAATACCCGGTATATTGGCAAGCTGGGATAATTCATCGCTAGTAAAAGGTACGTACTGGTCTTTTAAAACCTCTGATAATCTTTCTGTATCGTGCTGACTAAAACTATCTGCCATTACCATTCTTGACTTGAGGTCTGCATCATCTCTAAAGAAGGAAGTGGCGAGAACCTCTGTTGTAAGGTCTGCTTCAAATTCAGTATTGAGAATAAATATCTGTTTATCAAAAGAAGTAGCACGTCTTATTCCTGCTGGATTGTAGTTCGGACTTCTGAAAGTGAGCTTATTAGAAATATTTTTCATAGCTGAAACTCTTTCCCTTGCTGTCTTTGTATTGTAGTCCTCTATTTCAATAGAAGTCATAGTGCCGTCAAGTACTCTGCGGCAAAGCTGATACTTATCTATAATATAATCATCATAAATTTTACTTTCCCACAGCATAGACACTGCTTCTTCTATAAATCTAAGTAAGCCACCCTCTTCTTCGAAAGCCATAGCAACCTGTTCGTCAGAAGTTGTAGTTTCATAGTATACCTGAAAGTTCAGATTATGAAGATACTGAAATACGTTAGGAACCTCGTTCTGTAAGAACTGTGTTACATTATCAGCATTTTCATTGTAATTATAGACCTTGCATAAATCTAAAATCATTTCACGTACTGTCTGCCCATTTCTAATTGTACCTCTATAAGTAAAATCCCACGGATTTTCCCAACGATTGCGGCTAATTACTGTTAAAGAAATAACATTTACTGTATTAATAAATGCATTTCTATATCTTTCATTATCTATAATTAATTTACCAATAGGCTTTAAGTCCTGTCCCTGAACCGGTAAATCAATCTCAGCGCTTAATACCGGCGACTGATTAATAATATAACTTAATAAGTGTGCATTATCACTATACGCTAATACGTTTTCATTGTTCGTTGTTTTTTTCATTTTAAATCTCCTTTACATCGATAACTTCTTCTTTTTTTTCTTCTGGAAGTATTACTTCTTTTCTTTCTTCCTTTACTTCAGCACCAGATAAAAATCTCTCTTTATACTTTGCTTTAAGGTAAGCCGTTTCTGCTTCAAGATTAGCGATACTAGCTTCCATTTCTTTCTTTTCTGCTTCGTATCTAGCCTTGTACTCCTCATTTACATCATCTGTCCAGCTGTCCTCAATGTCTTCAAGTAGTTCTATCTGCTTTTCATCAGGCAAGCCACTCTCAACTATTTTCTGTTTAAGTTCTTCTTTACTTACAACTGCCATTTGTTTACCTCACTTTCTTTGTTTACTTGTTATTACTTATTTATATTATACCTAATTTCCCACCCTTGCAACCCTTATATTTAATTTTTTGAACTCAGTTCACTTTTTTTTTTCAGTTTTCTAGCTGGCGGTTGACTTCTGATTGCACTCTATCGTAGAGGTCAGATGAAAATCCTTTTTCTAAAAATGCCGCTTCTCTTGTTTCTCTGCCATTTCCAAAATCTCCATTAATGACAAGATTTACAAGGTCATTAAAAGAATAGGAAATACCATTGTTATCGGTAAAATATTCTGTATCCTCATCATCCGCAACATCTATGCTTTCGCTGTCGTCATTTAACGTAGCGAAGCAATACAAGTTGTACTGCTCTAAGTTATTTATTTCTATTATGTTTATTAACTTATCAGCGTAGTTCGGGTCTGTTGCGTAACCGCATATGCTAAGTTGACGGCACTCTTCGCTATACTCAACTGCCGAAGTCGCGGGAGCGTAGCGCTCAGACTGCATAAGGTCATAGTAACCTTGAACTGCGGCACTGATTGTAGGATATGCTTTAAAGCTATCGCGGATGTTAACGTACTCGCCATTAACATACTCGCTAGTATCTAAGACGACCCCGTCACCTTTTATGCCGAATATGGTCGGGGCGTTTATGTTGTAGCCGCTTTCTAAAGCCGCCTGAGCTATTACTGTGCAAGGTAATATCCTACGCTCACCTTTTTCAACGCGCTTAATATATTCATTACATACAATCGGCGCAACCTCATTTACAAAGCGGTCTACATGTTCTCTCCCAGTACATATAATTGGAAATTCCATATTATTATTCTCCTTTCATAATTTCGTTTACTTTCTTATTAAGTATATCCAAACCGTTTTGAATTGGAGCTGGTAGGTTTAATCCCATTAAACCCAGCTTTTCTGTAATGCTTATAATCTCTTCTATTATAAAGCATATTTCCACAGCATACATAATATAGCTTATGTGTAATGTGTTATCAATTATATGTCCTACTACAACAAAGATGAATATACCTATTTTTTTGCATATGCCTTTAGTCATAGCAGTACTCGATAACCTACCTGTTCTGGTCTTGCTGGACGTGTGAAAGACAGCCGCAGTCATAACTCCGCAGATTAAGTCTAAAAGGATTAATAAGCTTAATGTTTTCAGTTCGTCCGTGACATTGCCGAATAGAACATATACGGCACTACTCCATAATACACTAATGTAGCTGGATATTAAAGTTTTTAGTTTAATTGTTATCACCTCCTTTCATTATTATCTTCTTTAATATCAATTACATCATCCCAAAATTCATTAAGCCTTTTCATTAATTTACTATATAGATATGACAGTATCGTTAGCGCTATAAATAAAATGTATTCTTTCATAATTTAATCACTTTCTACTTATATATGCTATGTAGAGTAAATATATTCTAATATAAGTATTTACTACATCTTTAATAATTCTATTTTTCATTCATATTGTTACCTCTCTTTCTTATCTTTCTTATCTTTCTTATCTTTCTTATCTTTCTTATCTTTCTTATCTTTCTTAT